CTCCATTTGACGTATGGATACGGCCTGAACTATAACAAGTTTATAGTACAATGGAAGATCTGTAACCATCAATAATGATGATAACTCTTTATCAAATTTCTTTGATAAAGGTATATCTACATTTCTTTTAGCAGTTCCGACTTCAAATGGATTATTAAATTTATTGAATGAGAAACCATATAAGTTGATAAACTCACTTAGGTCCTCATAAGAGAGAGTACTCAAGTTGGGTTTTCTACGAACTAAGTTCTGAGAACCGAGTTCTGATAGAATCCATTCAAGAGACTCTTTTCCTATCAATACTGCACTCTTCCGAGCTTTAAGTAAATCCATTTTGAATTTACTTAAATTATCCAAAGAAGTGGAAAGGCTAGATAATCACTCTCTTAGGAGAGCTTTATCTATGAGACTGTTAATGACTCGTAAGAGGCGTTCTTTCTCAGATAAACTTAGCGAGTCTATAGCCGTCTTCGAAAGAAGAGGTGTTAGACCCAAGTTATCGTCTACAAAACCAAAAGATCCTGCTAAAAAGAGTTTCAACTCTTTAAGCAACTTTTGGAACTTGACTGGAAGCGAACTTCTCGTTTCTAAAAGGTTAGAAAGATAATCCGCATCAATGACAATACCCTTAGATATAAGGTCTCTAAAATAAGTTGATATACCATTACTGGAATATCATAATTGTGATAGAGCCTTAACCCCAACTGGACTATAATTTCCAGAAGGACCACGAAGAGTTTTTGCAAACTCAACCACTCCTTTTGAAGATATTATAGATTTGCTTAGATTAATTTGTACACCAAGGGTCTTCATAATATGAAGATAATTCTTGGCGACTATTTCATCTGCGATTACTATATCATCTCCTAAGAGTGCATAATCTTCAAATCAAACCTCGTAACCACTACGGTTCGCGGCGATTTGAACGATAAAATGGTGAGTAAGAGCAAGCATTGCCCATGATGAAAGAGCACCCATAGGTTGACCAACTGAATATCTATAATTTTTATTAGTACCTTTATGGTAATAATCTCTATTAACGAGTAAATCTCGTCAGGCTTCAGCAAATTCCTCTGAAACAAACAGAGAAAGAATTTGAACCTGTAGATTCATAGGTAACCTATCGGTCGCCGCAGATAAATCAAAACTAAAAACCTTAGCTTTTCCTTTAGCGATTAAATCGTCTAATGGTTTAAGCTGGTTGAAAGTTCCATCTTGAGGTAGAAACCTCAAGATAGAGAATAAGTAATTATGGAGAGGACTGAGAGCTGTTTGGCTCCAACCATCCAAAATTGCAAATACTCTGATTTTACCTGCTGGTTCAAACTTATCAGACAGTTTACCTAATTTAAGATTGAGAGAGGAAATTTCAACTTCGTCCCTTACGGGATATGATTGAACCTCTTTGTCTAGTTTCGATAGTAAACCATAACTGGTATACTTAGAAACCTTTCTTAGAGAATCTAGTAATGCTGGGTTAGTCTTGAATGCCAAGGCATCAAGGTAGTAACCAAGCATACTTGGATTCACGTTAGGTCCTGCTGTACTTATAGGAAGAAGTCCAGTTAAAGGTTTCATTGGAGAAGGAGTTTCCTTCTTCATCCATGAAAACCGGTTTGTTTCCGGTCTTACTCTTTCAACTAAAGGAAAGAAGTAAGCCTTGTAGATAGTCTTTATCTCATAAAGAGGTAATACGTCTACGACACCGTTAAACGGAGTATAAATTGTTTCCAATTTATATTGACTCCTGGATTTCATTAACCTATATACTGATAGTAGAGATAAAACTACCTTAATCACACGCAGGTCTTGAGCTTCAATTAGAAGTCTTAAGGATCCTGGTATAATTAATGGTAGTCCTCTACGGCTGGCTACTCTCGGTTCTGATAAATCAGAAACGGTTTCACCACTTATCATTTTATTAACCAACAAACTACAATTCTTTAAATATTGAACTGTAAAAGTTGGACCATTCTTACTCCAGAGGGTATCAATCCTCAGAGTGAGACGTCTTATCTGATAAGCTTGCACTTTAGGGACTTGTAGAGATCAGACTAAGAGAGTAAAGAAACTCCACAGTGCCTTCTTACGAAGGTAAGCTGTAGATTTCAGAACTCTCCTATTTAAGTAACTATTGAGAGAAGTAATATTCTTCTTTTCCATAGATTAGTTTAAATAATTAGTCCTCTTAATCAATAATACTGATTAGATCATATCGCAGAACAAAAGAATAGTCTGTTACTACAAATCTAACCTCTCTTAATATCAAAGAGATTTAGGGCCACCTCCATAACTATATTAAGGTTATGGTCGTACACCAATCAATCCATTTAAGGATTAGAAGGTACAGGTTTAGGGGAACGGTCCATTTCGGAATCTTTCGGTACAACC